GCAGATAGTAACGTTCGCGAGAAGCTGTGGTCAATGTTGGTTTATTGTGTGCACCTGTCGAGAGACAAGGCGTATATGGTGACCCACTCATTGCCATCAGGCGTGTTTGGAACATCAGATTTTGGATCAACTTATTTGGCGATTATTTTTAGATATTTATGGATGAAAATGGCACCGAAGGAGTTAGCAACGATGAGAGCTTTTAACGAGAACGTGAGGATTGTGTTTTATGGAGACGATAATATTTGGTCTGTGACTAATGAAGCAGCGGCATTTTGGACGATGCAGAGGTTGACAGATGAATTTAAGAAGATTGGGATGGAGTACACTGATGCAGCAAAATCCGGTGATATGGCAGATTTTAAAGATCTGACCCAGGTGCAATTTCTAAAAAGATTTTTCAAATGGTCAGATGTGATGAATAGGCATACCTGCCCATCAGAACTGATGGGAAGGCTTGAAACATTAAACTGGACTAGACGCAACAGCGTAACCGATCCGAGAACGATAGAATCCGACAACATCCAGGATGTTCTGAAAGAGGTAGCGGCTCACGGGAGAGAGACCTTTGAGGAGTGGGCCCCGAAGATAGTCAAGGTGGCGATGGAGTCGAAGGTGCCGAATGTGTATCTTGAGGATTTCATGCATTATCACGTCCCTAGTGATGATGTAGTAATAGAGGGAGTTGAGGCTTAAAACTTTAAATTGGCTGTGTAGTGTGATCTTATTTTTATTTTACAAATTTCTAACGTCTTAAGAATGAAAATATTGCTGCTACATGAATCCCCTAGTTATTTAACTTTACCTCCCAGGATGGGGAGTGAGCAGCCCTCACGATATCCAGGGAAGCGTTAGTGCGACATTCGCTTAGGTTAGTGAGTGTTTAAGAATTCAACCTACTGAACAAAATTTTAACCAAAATCCAGATATTATGATGACGACAATAGCAACGACAGCGGACACAGTAGTGATGAGAGATGACGGAACAGTAACAACAGATACATACTCTACGACGG